TAACTCCTTTTTTAATTCTTCTAGCTGCATATCTTTTGCAGATAGTTCAGCTTTTATTGATTCCATAAGCTCTGCTTTTATAGCCTCAACATCAACTGTATCTTCAAGCTCTTCTGTAACTTCTTCAGTAGTTTCCTCAACTTCTTCAGTAGTTTCCTCAACAGCTTCAACTTCTGGAGTCTCTTCTGTTGCCTCTTCTACCACTTCAGCTTTAGGAGCTAACAATTCAGATACATAAGCCTTTAGTTGGTCAATTAGACCCTCTTTTTCAGACATATTTACGTTATTTAATTGATTTACATAATTGGAAGGTACTTTATACCCTTTTTTGGCTAACTCTTCAGGTGAAGCATACGCAGCAATAGCAAGCGCACTCTCTATACTACCAATAAAATTATATTCCTTAGCCTCTTCAGCAGTTAACCATGTTTCAGCTCTCATCATTTCCTGAATAGTAGATAATTGAAGCCCTGTTGCATTAGCGTAAATTTTAGCCAGCTTAAGATTAATCTTATCCATTAACTGTGCTTGCTTTTCTAACTCTTCTTTATAATCTCTTATCTCTTCAGCATTCATACTCTCCATAGAAACAATAGGCATCCATGCGTTATGTATCATAAAAAAACTATTTTCACTCATAACTGGTAACTCACTACCAGATAGAGCAATGATTGTAGCAGCACTAGCAGCTAAACCTTCGATTTTAACAGATACATTATAGGTAGAATTTTTTAAGAAGTCATAAATAGCAAGAGCGTCAAAAACTGAACCACCTCCACTATTTACAATAAGCTCTATATCTTTAGTTCCTGAAGCCTTAACTTCATCAATAAAACTTTTTGCATTTATACCAAAAGAGCCTATTTCTTCATCAATAGAAATAGATAAAAGATTGTTAATAGAGTTTAAATTATACCAATTCATTAAACAACAATAGCAATTTGTTTTTTAAACTGTATATAATTTTTTTACATAAAAAAAGAGAGTTCCCCTAAAAACTCCCTTTTAAAAACTAACTCATTACTTATATAACTAAGTTAATAAATTATTTTGTTAATACAATTTTAATAACCAGATTAACAGAAATATCATACTTAACAGATAAATTGTAATAGATATCCTTCATCATCATTAAAGGATTCTTTCTCATTATATAATAATCATTTATAACAGCCATATTCCTGACAGCCTTTTGATTAATTAAACCAGTGTTTAATAATAACTCAGTAGCATGTTTTATATCACTAGCTTTATTAACAACACTAAATAAAGTTTCATTTAGTACATTTGCCAGCTCTCGAGCCTCTGCTTCCAAAAGTTTATTATTCTCCTTTTGCACCGTCCACATGAAAGTTTAAAATTAGGTTCCACATTATCTTTGAAAAGATTAGATAAATATTCAAGGCTTTTACTACATGGAAATATTTTATTATGAGTTTTAATAATTGCCTCTTTTATATTTAACCTCTCTTGTTGATCTAAGTTTTCTAAGTTTTTATTTACGTCAAAATCTACCATTTACCTTTTGGGCATTGTTCATCCTCCCATATTGTTTTGTCAACTAGTGCACATTTACAAACACTGCATTGTGATATTCCTTGTTTTTTAAAGCATAAAAATTTAAAGTCATCTCTTTTATCATTGCACCCTTCACAAATATTAAGCCTTTGTAATTTCTTTTTATAACTTGCTAACTCACTGCTAAAATTTTTTGCTTTTCCAAATAAGTTAGTTAACCACATTTTTTAAATATAATAATTTTACCCAAATGTTGCCTCACTTTGTATATTGTTGACCTTTGCAGCTTGTGAAATTGTATCGGTAGCATTATTTACAACCTGAATAGCTCCTATTGAACTTGCAACAGCTTGACTAATTTCATTGCTTAAATTTGTCATATCAATATTTGTAGCACCTGCTAAACCACCATTAGCAAAACCAAAATTACTAAATGGTTGAGGTCTATTTGTTCTCATAGATTCTAATGCACTCACTAAGCTACTACCTCTTTGAGATTCTAGTACATTCTTAGGTACTACATACTCACCCTCATGAACCACACCAGCCTGTTTAAATCCTGAGCTATCCGGAGAACCAAAACCGGAACCAGTATAACCACCTTCTGCAAATTGTTGACTAGCAACAATTCCAGCTTGAATAGCACTCCTAGCAATTGCTATTTTGGCTAATGCTATATTTTGCGCTGCTCCAGCAAAACCAGCACTAAAAGCATTTAAAGGGTTACCAGCACTATTTGCAGCAATATTTGCAAGTTCAGTTGCTAAACTAATTGCTATTTGTGCTATTTGTAATCTTTTTTGTCGCTGGAAGGCTTTTCTTTCTATTGCTTCACGCTGTTTTTCAGCATCCTGTTGAGAAATTAACCCCTGTTGTACTTTGTCATCTAGTGCTTGCAGTTCTAAATTTTTCTCACGCTCAAACCTTTGACTAGATATTGTTACTAATGCATTTGCAGCTTGTTGAGCAACATCTATTTTACGCTTGTTTTGTTCTTTCTGAAACTGTAAAGCCTCTTTTTCATCTTTTAACTCTTGGTCTAATTTTTTTCGTGACTCATCTACTAAATTTTCAGCATTTAATTCATTTTCTTTTTGTTTATTTTCTCTGTTAGTTTTGGCTGTTTTTTCTATTGCATCAGCCAATAAAAATAGAGCATTAGTTGATTTTTTAACCTCATTTTCATCAACTTCAGGTATAATATCATCATCATCAAATTCCTCTAAATCTACCAGTGCAAACTTAACATTATTAATAGCATCAGCATTTTCATTTATTGCTTCAGTAGAATTTTCAGTTTCTTTTGTAGTTTTTTTAGTTTCTAATCCAAACTCTTTTAATAGTTCAGCTTTTTCATCAAGCAAAATATTACCTATTGACTCTTCTTCATTTAAGTTTTGTTGAGCTTTTTGTATTTTAACTAATCTGTTTTCTAAACCACTAATTTGTCTAGATAAACGATTACTTTCTTTAAAATCCAAGACATTTTGTCTTTGACCTTCCTTACTTAATTGAACTTGCCTATCTCTAACTTGATTTAAAGCGTCTATTTTAAATCTAAGCTGATCGATTCTATTTAAATCGTCTGGAAGGGGAGCTATTTGTATATCTTGCTTATTTTTATTGATTCTTTGCCTATCTTTTACTAGTTTAGTTAATGTGGCCTCTATATCAGCAACCTTTTGTAATGCATCTCTTTGCTCTTCTAGTAAGTCATTTCTTGCATCTGCAATTTCATTATTTTGCTCGTCAATTTCCTCTTTTTTACGCTCAACAATAATTCTATTTATAAGCTGATCATTAACTTTTCTGAGTGCGGTAGTTAGTTGCTCATTACTAACTTTTTCAGCATCAACATTACTTAAAAAGTCTGGATATTCCTCTTGTAAGTTCTTAATTATTTCTAGCCTTCTACCCTCACTTGTATTAACATCTTTTAATTCAGATTCTAACAAAAATAAATTTGCTCGCTGTTTATCAATTGATTCACTAAGTTTATCGGACGGAGTTAAAAAGCCTAGAATATTAGTAGTAGCTTCGACAATGCCCTTAGCCATAGAAGCAAAAGCACTATCACCGCTAGTTAAACTTAATACTAAACCTTCAAAAGCACTATTTAGTATTTTAGTTTTACCCTCCAAAGTATCTAACTGGGTATCAGCCATTCTTTTAGCAGCACCTCCAGCATTCTCTAAACCTATCCTTAATTCTTTTGTAGTCTTAGTACCTTCTGATAATACTAAAAATGACTTAGCTGCTGTTTGACCTACTAACTCTGTTGCTGTTTTTAATTTATTTTGTGAATTTCTAACTTGTGTTAATCCTTGTTCTAATGTTAACCCAGCCTCATTTAACTTTGTGAATGTTTTTGCAAGCCCTGTACCAGCTAAACTACCAGATATACCAGCATTAGCAAGCGTACCTAATAATGCAGTAGTTTCTTCTACGCTAACACCGACCGCTTTAGCTGCTGGAGCTGCAAATTTCATCGACTCTCTAAACTTTTCTATATCTAATGCTGATGTACTAAATGACTTAGCCATTACATCAACAACCTTTTGAGTATCTTTTGCATCTAATCCAAAACCTCCTAAAGTAGCACCAGCAATAGCAGCAGCTTGTGATAAATCAGAACCAGTTGCAGCAGCCAAGTCCAAAGTGGCCTCGGTAGCATTTAATATTTGCTCTTCTGTAAAACCTAATTTAGCGAATTCAGTTTGTAATTTTGAAACTTCCGTAGCACTGAAAGCTGTTGCAGCTCCTAACCTTTTTGCATCTTCTGTTAGTGCTGAAATCTTGTTAACAGTAGTGCCTAAAACAGATGCTAAATTAGCGTTTGCCTGTTCAAAGTCTTTAAATATTCTGGTAACATTACTAAATAATTGACCTATTTTTTGAATTGCAAACATACCAGCAAAACCAGCAACTATACTAGTTCCCATTTTTCTGAATGACTTACCTAACCTAGTAGTAAAGCCATCAATACCCAACATCTCTTGCCTTGTTACTAATAATGCTCTTCTATGAGCCTTGAGACCAGTGTTGACTTTAGCAATTGCAGCACCAAACTGTTTAGTATTTATAGCACCATCTTTTAATTGCTTGTTAAGCTTTGACCTTTGATTAGTTAATTTTTTTACTTCAGTTTCTAAAGCAGCTAACTTCTTTTTTTGTGCTTCAGTACCTTTTAATTCGACCTTTATAGCTAATGTTTTATCTGACATAATTTAATTAAAAACTGATTCAAAATTTCCTGTTATAGGGTTCTCAATAATTACTTCAATTATTTGTGATTCGTTTTCTACATAGATAGGCTGAAAAGTTTCTATATTACCATTATCAGTGTCAACATCATTATTTCCCTGTTGACTACTATCTATACTTACACTACCTAAGTTTTCAAACTTAAACAAACTAACTTTTGTTAATCCATTTTGTATTGGTTTGTAATCTATAACTTTTTCTATTAAATAATAACCTCTAACATCAAAATCATTATCTAAATAAATAAGCTTTCTAAAATCTAAGTTCTCAATATCTGTACTGTTAAGATTAAAAAAAGCAACAAGCCTCCCTCCCTCTTCAATATTTTTTAGCATCTTAGAGTAATAGGTATTAAAAAGCCCATTAGAACTGCTATAATTTAAATTAACATTAGTAGTAACATTAGAATATGCTTCAAATATCCCATAAGGTATATTAGATACAGTATTTCCAAACTTTTTAATTTTTCTACCTATACCGCTTAATGCTGTTTGAGTACCATTGTTAAAAGTGTATATTCTACTGTTATAATCTCTTATCCTTTCTTCTGGTGCAGTTTGCTCTTTGTCATTCCATATTCTAATAGTAACAGGTATTTCATCCTCTATGTAGTTTCCGTTAGTAGTTGGTACAACCTCTGGAGCTTGTATTGTATAACTAGCACTAAATAATTCTAATTGTATCTTTGTAGTACCTTTAGCAAATCTATCTGGCAAAGTATGCTTATACTGTCCATAAATACGTTTATTTATTTTTTGCCATTCTTTAAGCCATTCATCACTACTTAAGTCTTTGTAACTAAATTCAATAGTACGCTTGTAAGAACTTACATAATCAAGTTCATACTTATTGCCAATATCTAGCTTATCAGTCCATTGAAGCGCCTCTGTTTGATCTTTAAAAAATGTATTTCTAGGCTCAAAGTATATCTTTTTTGTTTTAATATCAGTCCAATAGTAAATATTAAACATCCTAGTAAAATCATTAATAACATCTAACAAAGTTATGCTATCAGGTATTACACTATTAAGTGTGTAAACATCACCATTTTCTAAGCCTGCTTTTCTTTCAATTTTGAAATATGTAGGAAAATTTGAATCACTACCTAATATGTTAAAATCATTATAATTTAAAGCACTTAATGTACCATCTAAATTTTGAGCAAAAACCCTGAAAGATATATTAGTGCCAACGGTTAAAGCAATATTATTAAAATTAGCTTGATATTGATAACGATTACCAACACCAGCCTCTAGCCCTCCTGAATCTTCTTGCTGGTCTATTATTGCGTTAGTATCATTGTTAACCAATTTTATAACAGCTGGAGAAAAATCATTACCAGTAAAAACAACTTGACTAGCTCCAAAAGTTACTAATAAGTTATAATTAGCTGTATCTGGTACAGTATAAACGTATGTACTGTTATTATAATTACCGTTAGAATCCTGATTAGGCGGCGTGCTATCATCATTAAATTCTATTGTAGCGGTATTGTTTAGTGTTAATGTTTGGTTTGCATTTGTTTTAGTTGCCCTAACCCTTGTAGCATCTACATCACTTCCAGATACAATAAAATTTAAAGGAAAATCACAAACCAACTTTTTTATATCATTAGAGGTTAAAAATTCACTTTCTACATTATAACCAAGGTCATTTAAACCTCTTTCTATTACGCTTCTTAAATAAAAAACAGGATAGTAATCATTAACAGTGCTGTTTTGTGGTGACTTGTTACCTCCTCTTGATACATAAGGAAAAGCAATGTCATAAGTATCTGAGCTACTTGCATTGTAAATGTTGATAACAGTGCTACTTACAGTTTGTGTATTGTTTCTCCATGTAACACTATTTAACTTTTTCTCTGAAGCACCTTTCACCCAATCAATATTATTTCCAAAAAATACTAATTCAAAACTATCTAAATTAAATCCATTAAAAACCTTACTAACTTGTAAAAAGCCCTTCTCAATAGGGTTATCATTTACAAATATTATACAAGGCTTTCTGTTTAGTGCATCTCTGTAATCTTTTCTACTATTAATGTTATCAACATTACTTAACAGATTAGCATTGTTTTTTGTGTTAGGTACTTTAAAAGTTTTTGTAAAAGTACCAGTGCGCTCTTTTAAATTATCAAGATTAACAATACCCTTAGTGATTGCTAAAGGAAAATCAATAAAGCTTGCTAGGTCTAAATCACCCTCAACATTGTTGTTAATGTCTAATATTCTAATTATAACCTCATTCATCCCCTTAGACCCTTAGTAGGATTTGCTAATTTATAATTTAACACAAACTGAATAGGCATATTACGCTCATCAGTTTTAAAAAACGTACCATCTTCTATAATTATAGGAAAATAATTATTATTAATTTCAATAAAAGCCCTCTTATTAATAAGCATATCACTTAACCAATGATATTCATCTCTTCCTATTGTTGTAGAGTAAGCTGTAAAAGAACTGTTTACAGTGTTTTGCATAACACTCACACCTCGAGCCTCACTTGTGTACGTAATGCCTGTTGCTTTCATAAAAGTAATAGCCTCATGCTCTAACTCCTCTTGTTTATTACCTTTTAATGTATAACTATCTCTTTTACCGTATTTATTTTGCCAATGTATACGTACATCTTGAGTACATGCATCAACTATATTAAATCTTTTTAACTCACTTACATCACCAGTATTATTAATAATTCTAACAGTATAATATGCAACATTTGTCAAACTAATGCCAGCAGCAATCAAATTACTAGTTCCTACTGGTATTGTAATGTATGATTGATTCCAAACTCCACCAAAAGATGAGTCCCAGTCTGTAATATCTATGTAATCAGTGTTTAACAATGCATCTGTACTATCGTAGGTCAGGTATTCAATTTTAAAAGATTCCGAAGGATTACCGCTATAATATAACGCACCTAAATATTCACTTTGATTTAATTCAATGGTCTTTATATCTGGAGTATCATTTAAAAATCTTTTGCTATTTGCTGTCAATTGATAATCTGTAACGTCGTAATCTGGTTTATTTAAGGTATCTATTGTTGCATTAAATACTATTCTATTAGAAAATGATGCATCTGAGTTTACATTGTTATCATCATCTGGATTATATTGTGTTTCTAATAAACCAGTAGAAGCATTTAAAGTAACCTCATAAATTTTTACACCAAATACTTTTTTACTATCATTATCTATATCATATGTGCTTAGAACAGTGCTATAAAGTTTAAAATTAAGTTGCGTTTGTAAAACCTCATCTAAAACAAATGTATAAGTACTAGTAGCACCAGAAGTACCTATATCTGGCTGTACAGTAAAAGCACCCACTCTCACACTATTAACTAAAACCTCTATTACACAGCTTACAATATCTGCACTATTACTTGACCATTTCGTGACAATTTTATCTTTACCCATTACAGCATGAGGAATAGTCAATAATGGTTGTGTTATTAGTGTTATTGCCATTAGTTTACTTTATTAAAATCTTTTACAAATAGTGCTATTGTTTCATCAAAACCGTCAAAAACCTGTTGTTCTAATTCACTTATTGCATTATCTAATTTATTATCTATTACAAAGTCTATAAATCCTTTCCTACGTCCGTTATTAGAAAACTTAAAACTTCCTTTTGTAGGTATACCTTCTTTATGAATAGTTTGCTGAATAGCAAAGGCTAAACTTTTAACCTGTTTATCACCATTTACAATTGCTTTACGCTCTATCCAATCTACCAATACATTAATAGGTACTTTTTTTCCTCCTGTTTTTCTACCTTGATTTACATAAATACCGTATTCATCCATTAAAATGTCTATAACAATGCTATTAGGTAATTCAATAACCCTTTGTTCAAAACTATTTATAAGAGTACCAGTATCTTTATGACCCTGTTCTAGCAACTCTTTTTGTAACGTTGCTATTATCAATTTACCTACTTTGTTAAAATCTACCATTAATAAATAAATGTGCCTACTGTGCAATTACTATCTAATTGTACTGTCATTGTGTAAGTACTTTGTACTAACTTATCATTGTGAACATCATGAGCTAAAAAACCAGATAAAGAAGTATTATTTACAATGTTAAAACCATTAACACCGTCGATATTCCTTTTAATTACTTCTGCAATGTACTGATCTAAAATATTATCTATTTCCGCTTGTTTTTGTTGCAAGGTTTTAACGCTTTTTTCAGCAATATTGTAGTCACCGTAACAAAAGATATTAAGTGTAAATTGTTTATTACGAGGTAAAAAATCATTATTAGCAGCACCTCTCACAAAATTTGGAGTTGAATTAATTAATATCATTGGATAATCTTTATTTTGTAAAGCTCCATTAATACGACTAATTCTATCATAAATAAAAAAATTTACAGAAGTAAAAGCTTCTGCAACAGTTTTAAATTCGTTAATTATATCTGTAAATAATGCCATAGTTATAATATTGCAAAAAAGTCACCTCCTGAAGTGTCAACAGAGCCTGATAAGCCTTTTATCTCTGTTCTATCTAATGTAACACTTCCAAAGGCAGATGTTGACCGTAAGTTGATTGTTCCAGCACTGTGACCTGAATTAGCACTAATTGCACCCGTTGCAACCTGTCTATTTGTATTATGAGTAACAAAAGTTCTATTATTACCAGTTGGTATTTCTTGTGTAAGAATAGCATTAATACTACAAGATGTCATTAAAATTAAGCTGTCATCCTCAACAGTTAATGTCTGGCTATTTGGAGTAGATTGTCCACCTGTTCTTGCTGAATTACCAACACCGCCTGAACCCGTAAAACTTCTAATATGTAAGCTTATTGGATTAAATACATTTGCGCTGAAATTAACTCTGAATGTGTTGTTACCTGTTGGAGGGTTTTCTAAATAATAAAATACCATTCTCTGAGATAAACCACCTCTATTAATAGAATAAAGTTGAGTCATAGTTTGCCCTCCATAAGTAGCTCCTGTAAAGTTTCTATTATTAGGCATAGTAACCATTGCGACAATTAAACCGTCATCACCTACATTATGATTATGTGATTGTGTTTTGTTGTTAGCCGCTGGAGTAGGATTTGCATTTGTAGTATTGCCTTTTGTAGGTACTGCCATTATAATTGATTTATGTTAGTAATTTCTGATATTCCTAAACCTTCAACAGTATCAACTACTGTTCTCGCTTCATTAACATAATCAGTGCTTACAAAAAACTCACTTATTGAAACCTCTCCTAGTGTTAATTTTGTCCTATTAGCACCTAAAAAAGCACCCAAAGTACTATCATAGTCCTCGTTTATCTCATTTGCTACATTTTCATCTTGAGTATATCCTACATCAGTATACTTTAAATTATCTGTGCCTTCTAATTCTATTTTACTAATTATAATCATTATGCCTCTTCTTTAATTGCTATAACATCCCATTTAGTATCAGTATCATTATAAATACAACCTATGTATAACTTTTTGCTTACTGTTGTTGTAGTTGGCAAAGTAACACCAATCGCAGTAAATATTGAATTAAAAGATATACTCCTAGCACTTCCATCATCTTTAAGTCTAATAATTAACTTTTGGCCCTGAACAGGTGAACCCGTTGGAGCTGCTATTGTTAATACTTCAGCCTGTGCTGTTATTGCTGCAAAATCTGTACTATCAGCATCTACTGTTAATGTGGCTGTTGATGCTGTTGAACTTACAATAGGATTAAAAACAGCTTTTCTTTTAATGCTCTTTTTGTTTCCACTATCAGCACTATCTTCAATTATAAATTCATCATCATTCGCTATTGATGTTTTCTCTGTTATTAATGTGATCTCATTAGGAGTATTAACATGAACTGCATTTGCATCACTTGTAGCTGGTAAATTTCCAATAGTTATTTTTTTCTTATTGTTGCTATCCGCAGCATCCTCTATTAAAAGAATATCACTACTTGTTGGAGTACCTTTAGCAGTAATACCGTCTATTTCACCTCCTACATTAACATGAACAGCATTAGCATCAGTACCACTACCACCGCCAGAAGAAACATCAATAAACCCTCTAACAGTAGAATATAAAGCATCTATGTCCGCTTCACTAGGGCTTGTTACATCTGCAAATGGTATGCTTATGTATACCTGACCTCTTTGGTTACCGTCATCGTCTGAGTCATCATAAATGTTTAAGTTAGTTCCTCTTTTAAGCAGTTTGACATTGTTATGCTTAATATAAGTCACTGCACCAGCAAAATCTATCTCAATGCCTGTATTTAAATTTGTAATTGTTGCCATTAGTCTATAAAAGTTCTTATTTGAGTATATAAATCTTGTAAATCAGTAGATGTTGGGCTGCTAACTTCAGTATGTGATACCTTTATAGCATCTGCTCCCCTTCTGTTTTCTGAATTATCGTAAATAGAAAGCGTTAATGCGCTCTTAATAAGTTTTACATTTCCATACTTGATAAAGTAAGTATCTCCATGAGAGTCTACTATCTCGATACCGTCTGTTTTATTTGTAATTGTAGCCATATTTTTAATTTCTATGACTTATATTGGATAAAGTAAATATAAAAAAAAACAGCCAATTATTTTTGACTGTCAATTTTTTTTAATAAAGCACTATTTTTTTTTCATTTCATTTTTAAAAAACCTTAACACAAATTGTATTATCACAAAAAAAAATAAAAAGTTTATAACCGTCACTCTTTCAACTTTAAAATATTATTAATCTGTCTAAAATCATTCAGAACCTGTGTATAATTTTCATTTTCATGTCTATAACAAATACCGTCGATAATCTCACTCACTTCATTTATTTGCATATCTATCATTTTAATAGCCTCTCTTATTTCTTTTGTCTTTTTACTTTTCTTTAATTTTTGTAAATCATCTAACATAATATCATAAACTAGTTTAGATTTTTCTATTAATTCAGGCATTTCTGCTATTGCTTTCTCCTTCAATTTTTCTTGATCTTCAATTTGTTTAATCTGTGCTTTACGCTGTTCAATTAAACTTTTTTTGAAGTCAAGTTCATTTTGCAATCTGTAAGCTTTATCAACATCAGCAAGACTTTTATAAACTTTATCACCTTTACTATTTACGGTATATTGTGTTAAATGTTCAATATATTGTCTTAAAAAGTTTACTCTGTTTTTATAATTTTCAAGCTCCTGTTGTAGTTTTTGGATAGTTGCAAGCATTTTTAATTGTCTTTTATCATTTTTATTTTTGTTTTTTTAGGCATTCCTTTAATAGCCTCTTGCCAGTCATACATTTCTTTTCCAATTTTAGCAGCCTCAAATTCGTTTTTTGTTTTTTTGTGAACTAAAAAAAAGTATTGTATCTCATTTTGCATGTTACTATTTTAGTAATCATTTTCTATGCTCACAAATAATGTTACTATCTATTAATATCTTAAATCCTAGCTTTTGCATATCTGTAAAAATAAAAGTATCGCTAAATGCTCTTTTGTTTAGATTTAAATCTACCCTAAAATAAACAAGCTCTAAAGCTTCTCTTCTGAACAAAGTACATCCTATTCCTGTTGCTGTTATTTTTGCATCTGGGTCTACTAATAATTGATTAAGAGGCAAAACACCTTGACCCATAATATCAATACCATGTGACCGTTCTAAAAGCTTTTCACTTCTAACTGCCCTATAATCACTAGTACTTGTAAGACATAATGTTGGCTCACCTCTATCAATTGCATAAGTACAAGTGACTGCACCAGCTCCTGAACATTCGGCATAGCTTATTAAGTTTTCTAACATACATTCACCCACAAATACATCACTTTCTATCATCATTAGGTAATCATAATCACCATTTAAAAAGTATTCTCTGATAATGTTTTGATGATTTGCTAACTCTTCTCTTAAGTCACCATTTAAGGGCTGACTAATAGCTTTTATACCTCTTTTATGGAACTCTTTAACATGGCTCTTATCGTTGCTGTTATCTACAACAAAAATATCATACAATGGATAGGTAAAAGTGGTTATTTGTTTTACAAAATCATTTAAGCAATAATCTTTAACTGAAGATGTAGGAAAGCCTATTAGTATTTTTGGATAATTCATATAATGTTAGAAATCAACATTGCAAATACGGAAAATATCAAAATAATTACAGTAATAAAATTTTTAATAGTCATCTTGTTTGTTTTTAAAGTTTGCTCTAATATAATAAATTTTTAAAACTTCTTACTTTTATTTTTCTTGTAAGCATCATCATGTGCCTGTTGCATAAGTTCAGATTTATAAGTCTCTTCAGCTGTTTCAATACTGATAAACTGTAAAACATCCCACATATTTGTACTATAAACACTATCTAAAGGAGTTTTGTTTTTCTGATTAAAAATACCCTTTTGAGCAATTTTATAAGCTTTACTTTGCCAGTAAAGATTTTTGACAATGGACTCACTTTTAGTGCCTGTGCTTTTGCCCTTTTTGCCTTCAAAGATATTAGCATAGACTCTTGCAATTTGTTCGTATGCTGTTGCAAAAAAAAATAACCTTTATAGGCTTCAGATACTGGTAAATTTTCAAATAACTTTGCTCTCATTTCTATTATATCTTCATCATATTGCTCATTTTCTGATTCTCGAAATAGTATAGCTGTGATCATGCTTAAATATTTCCATTTTTTATATTCCTTTGATTGAAACAAACTAGATAAGGCTTGCGATTCGGAAAAATGTTTATAAGTAGCACCTCCTAACATCTTTTCAATACCTCCAGATGTTTTAACAGACTTAATTAACAAATACTTTTTTTTATTTAAAGTAATCGTATCAGAAGTACCAATATCATTCTGTGAGGGTTCTCCTAAAAACTTAGCAACTAAATTAAATATTTCAACTAAACTTAACTCATCAGCTTTATTTACGCTTATTTCAGCCTCTAAATATTCTCTAGGTATATCACTAAAAAGCTCTATCCAGTCAATATAAAAGTCTATTAGTTTACTTTCACTTACTGGCTCATTTTTATCTGAATAGATGTAATTAGATAACCATTTAGGCATAGCATCAATATATGTTTGCGCTGCACCCATTTGCTTAATAGTGTTATCCTTCCAGTCATTACGTATTTGATATGGTTTATTGAGGATTGTTACTTTGAGCATTATTTAATAATATTTCTGCTAATAAAGATTAAATCTTGCTTAATCTTACCTAGCCTAGCACAGGCAACAGTACTTAATTGCTTATTGCGCTCTTCTATAATAGTTTTATCAATAAAGTCTGCTATCTCTATTAGCTTATCTTGTAAATCTGCTTTTACTGCTTTCTTAACAGTTCTTTTTGCTGCTGGCTTTTTAGCCTTTACTTCTTTCTTTTCCATGTTACTAATATAATAATTTTTTAAAAAGATTATAATTGCAACGTACAGCAGTCGCTAAAGCTCAATTATAAAGACGTTAGCATTAATACTAACTATCTGCTAATTTTGAACTTTTATTTATTAATCTATTTTTCGCAGAATTGGAAAGAATCATTGTTTTAATTCTGTCATAATCTTCAAAACATTTCTTTGCTGCTTGGTATAATTTATGGCAAACTTTTTTATCTTTTGATGTGTGTAAGTTTAATTGGTACCCTTCAAAATCAATTTTAGCAGTATGCTCACCATAATTATTAGGAGGTGTTACCCCCGTATAACCACTCTTATTATTCATGTGGGCAGCCACAAAATTTCTCTTTGTAATCAATTTTAGATTGTCTAACCTACAATTTAAAGCGTTGCCGTCTTTCGGTATAATTAAATGGTTTCTCTGTATTTTTACATTATTAAATAAGCTGTATACAAGTCTATTCACCAAATAACTTCTTTTGTAATCTCCATTTCTTAAACAAACTTCAAACCTAACCCTGCTTTTTGAAGACAATAGTCTTTCTTCGACCAAGTAAACACCACCATTGTGTTGCACTCTTTCATACGCTAATCTTTTTACATTACCGTAATTACTAACTTGATAAACTCCTTCAAATTTTGGTATATCAATAAATTTTTCCATTGTTTTATATTTTAAATCCGTAATAATGCTAACACCACCTATACGCCATACAAGTACAGGCGCATAGCCAAACCGTTAGGTGTAACTTACTTATTCGCTTCGTAAAATGCTTTGGCAAATCCTTGGCTACACCAACTTCTTATACTCATATCATCATTAATCAAATGCTTCGCCCATTCCATTTCGGGTATTAATTCTTTACTTGATTTATGCAGTATTGCTAACGATGGTTTTTTTCTTGTTGGTCTTATGTATAGCTTTTCATTTTTCGGCACATCTTCCCATTTATCAAACAGTTTGTTAGGGATGTTAAATTCTCCCCACAATGCAGTCTCCTTTGTCCAAGGGCTTCCATATTGCCAAGGTTGATATTTTAATTTTACTTTACCTAAAAACTTATGTAAATCACCTTTTGCGGGGTTCTCTATTGCCCAAAAATTAGGCTTACATTCTTTTATTATTCTCAAGCAATGATTAACTAAATACATTCCTTTTTCATAGTCTTTTTTATCTTCGCTTCTTCCTTGTATGTTGCTAAATTCTGTGCATACAGGGTTAGCAATTACACCATAAACATTTTTAGGAGGTGTGTAATTTTCAACACCTATTTCTATTCCTATTTTTATAACCTCGTAGTTATCATCTAATTGGTAGTATCTACTATCACTACCTATATCTGCACACAAATGCAATATTATTTTCTTCATTCTATTAATTTTATCACTAACTAATCGCTACACCTAACAAGGTATAAAGTGCATTAAAACGCACCTTATACAATGCGTTAGCCTTAATAATTACTTTGATTTTCTAATTAATGTTCTAAGTATCTTAATTTCTTAAATAGCTTTTTAATATTTAAAAATACCTTTTCACAATAAAATAAACAGCTTGTAAATATTGATAATACTAACAGCAAAAACATAAAACTATTTTCATGCTTTACTTTAAATCTTTTATCTTTTTTCATTGTTAGTTTGTTTGTTTGGTAATCAAATATAATAATAAAATTGTAATACAAAAGTAAAAACTTATGCAACAGCCCTAACTGACTTTTTAGCAAGCTCAAAATACTCACGCATCATAAAACAATCTGCATAATCTGGAGAACGTCCGATGCTCTCTTTAATCTTATCCTTAGCAATTATACCTAACCTGTTTTCATCATTATTAGGATTAGCCTGTTTGATACTTGCTAACTCTTCTTTAAGCTCTTGCCAGCATTTATTAGCAACATTAGGAGCAATATAGATACCATAATCATTAACCCTCTCAGCACTCTTAAAATAACATTGAGCCTTTAAGTTTTTATAGTTTTCATTTTTAAACTTATTAACTATTGCTTTAGCATTATTGCTAAAACCTTTTGAACCTTT